ATAAACACATCATCACCATCAACAAAGCTATGGCCTGTGGAGGTTATGACAACAGGGTTTGCAGATGTTGCCCCTGTAATGCCATCAGGCGACCCGGTAACGACCGCTGAGCGGTTTTGGTAGAACCTACAATATAATTCACCAAACTCAATTTGGTAAGCTGTAGACCGCGACCGAATAAACGGAACCAGCCAGGTTCTATCAGTGCTATCCTTAACCTGCCGAATAAAACCAGTGCCACCGCGCTTGATAGCTGGCCCTTGAATGGATGGAATGAAGTTCTCCATCTTGAACGCGGACGCAGAATACCCCTGAATGTCTGTGCGTCCATCAAGTAATGGCGACCATTCACCAGCGTTCAAAGCGTTGATTATTGGTGACGCTTTACCCAACTATCCGGCTCCCCATCCAACGACCAGTAGAGCGGCGACGTGGTGGTCGATATAGCGAGTTAATGCGCCGAGCCTCTGAAAGAGTTTTCTTGTAGGTAAATAGCGCCGCTTCCTTCTTGGAATTGCTTTGCGTTAGTTCCTCGGCGGCGTCAGCAGCTAACCGCGCCGCAAGTGCCTCAACAAACAGCGGGTCAAACGATCCCGCGTCCGTAACTCTCGCTATATATTCATAGTCCAGCGGTGCAGATAAGTTGGTGTGAATGCGCCCCGCGATAATCTCATAAGGTGTCCCCTCTGTTGAAATTCCTGAACTCTCATACATCACGCCAACCGCTTCTGCGCTAATAAACGTGCCACCCACCTTAATGGGGCGAACATCATCTGTTGGTCTGTCATATATCTTTGCGTATCCCCATTCAGGGGTGTCTGTGGATGCAGGAAGTTGCACCCGCCTAACCGCAAAGCGCCACGGATACGCAGACAATTCAGCGTCACGCAGCAGCTCATATCGCGCATTCATAGCACGAGCTGGTTTATTGGCGTCTAATAGGGATGTTATTCGGGTCTCACCCAACATGCTTAAAGCGCGATTAGCTATGTCAACTTCAGAAGCCATTGCAAGCCCTCGTAATGGTGAAAGCCCCACCCCACAAAGGGAAGGGCTAATTCTTAAATGCCGCTATCTTCGCCAACCGCTTGCAGAATGGCGTTGATTGCCATTTCCACGAACTGCCGCTTGTCGATAGCGCCAGCAGTTAGGTTAGTGTCGTCAACAGCCAACTCAATATCCGAGGACGTGGTTGATGTGTCGATGGTAACGTCAGGGGCGGCTTGGCCCCCAACTGCAACACCGTAATAGCGAACAGCCATTATGCACCGCCATCCACATAGGTGACTTCGATAATTATTGTACCAGCGCCCCCCATGTCAGTGGTGATTGTGCCAACAATATCATACCAAACCTGCGGATCAGCAGAGAGGCCAAGGGCTTCCCATAGAGGCTTGTTCTTGTCCTCAATACCGTAAACGCCGGATTCGTGTGCAATGTTGCTGTCAACCAGCACGGAGGTAACAACCGTTGCTGAAGCAAAGTGATCTGCGTCTACAACTGCGCCGCCATTGTCGTCGGTCTGGTATACACCAACGTCCATAGCACCGCCAACTGCAACAGCATCACAAGACAAAAGCACTTGCTTGATTACCGCATTTGAACGGACACGAACGAACCGTAGTTCATCCGCAGCATCTTCGGCAGTCGAAACTTCCAAAGAGCCAGCGCCCGTTGATTTAATTTTAGCATCACTCCAAGGATCGTTTGCCACCCGTGGGGTAGCGGCGCGATTGGAAATGATTGTTGTGTCAACATCAGCCATGATATTACTCCGTACATTCGATTTGGATTACACGGCCCGGCTCAAGACGGGTAGCACCCATAGTCAGCGATGTATAAAGCTGATATGGGACTCCATCAATGTCAGGACGATCGTCAACACGCGCTTTAACATCCGACCAAACGCCAAGATGCACACCGGATTTGACCCACATAGGAACTAAACGGTAGCTAGCATTGGAAGGAACTAAACGCGATACGACAACTTTAACACCAGCGAACTCGGTAATCCGACCGTCACCAGCGAAAACAGGCCCGCCGTTTTTGGTGAAATAGTCAGTATTGATTACCTGCGTTTGACGCTTCAGGTCTTCGTGCTGTTGTGGAGTAATTGCCATACATGGCATCTCCATTTCAGTATCAACATCGTTATCTTCCATGAGGCGAACCGCACGTAGGATTTTATCGACGTTCAAGCCAGTACCGGCAGAAGCACCAATTGCAGCATCAACACGGTGATTTGTCGTGTCAAATGTTTCAGTTGTGCCGCCAGCTTTGCCAGTCTTGGCATCGCCAAAGAACGAGTCAAAAATGATGTTGTCTACTTGGCGACCTGCTGCCTTAATAGCGGCTTGCGCTAGTGGACCCTGTGGGTCAACCATCAAGCGTAGCTTGTCGAAAGTATCAACCATCTGTGGCAGGCTGTAATCAGTAGGGTGAACCCAGCGGCGATCCGTGGCAGCGTCTACACGCGGCATAGGAGCGAACCGAGATACAACTTCCTGCATTTCAACAGCGCCATATTGGTCAACGGGAACAGCGGCCTCGCCCTCGTGCGTATCTTCCGACACGTAAGGACGCATTTTACCGCCTTGGATTTGCAGCAGGTGCGCGACATTAGTCGTATACTGCTGGATAAAGTGGCCAGGAATGTTAACGGACATTTCCGTTCTCCTTGATTGGTTTCAAACAATCGAGATACGGCTTGTCCAATCGGGGCCAACTCTTTGGTTTTAGGCTTCGTCAGCCCCGTTCTTTATCACGGCGTTAAGCGGGGGTTAATCCTTATCCGCATTCTTGGTTCTTGGCGCACGCTTCGGGGGCTTGCCCTTGTCCTCGGCGGCGTTAACCCATTCCTCTAATTGCTCGGCGTCGCGGATTAGGCGACTAGTTTCACGAACACCCATAGTGGATAGGGCTTCAATACTGCGCATTCTAACTTCTTTAGCGTCCATTGTCTACACTCCTATGCTTTCGCTGCAACTTCTTGCAATTTGCTCATGCGATCAATCGCTGGCTGGCGCACCAAGCGGTTGTCGCTTGTGTATGCTTTCATAAAGGTTTCGTCGGCCATAAGGGCGGCAACCTTAGACTTCGCAGCCTGTGGTGATATATTGAAACCTTCTTGCGTAGGCTGTTCGCCATGAACAACATCGCCCTCGCTTGAACGCGCAGCTACTTTTGATAGCATGTCATACATGGCGGTTTTATCGCCGCTTAGAAGCCCCTCAACAGCAGCATCGTCCATGCCGAGATTAGCAAGTAGTCGCGCAGAGTTGTTAAAGTCTTCTGGCTTTTCCGCCTTCCATGCGTCGAAAGAAGCAGCACTATCAGCGTCCATCTGTTCCTTCACCTGCACAGATTGCTCTTGCATGATTTGCTGCAAGCCTTGGAACTGGCCATCGCCCAAACCTAGTTTATGCGCTGTTTCAGCTACCGACTTGAACACATCGTCATTCATGCCCTCACCCATGACGTTCGTATATGCTTCAGGTGTATCAGGACGCCCCATCTTTGAATAAACAGGGGCCATTGCTTCAAGGTCCGACATATCGGCAGGAAGCGTTAGAAGTTGCTCGGCAGGAACACCGCGCAGCTTTTCAAGGTTTTGGTATGATTCAGCCAAAGCGCCAGCATCCGCAAAGCCCTTTGTTTCAATGTATCCCTTCATGTCGTCGTTGAACCCATCGGTCCAGCTTGTGACTGCCCCTCCTTCAGGTGCAGCTTGGCCCTCAGCAGGGGCCGCTCCTACTTCTTCAGTCATTGTTATTCTCCATAACGCGCTTCACACCGCCAAGCGGCTCGTATAGCCGTTTCTTGATGTGAGCGTAAATCCTGCGCTTTTCCAGATTGGCAACAGCCCTGTAAGGGTCAACATCACCATCACGGTTGATTGGCAGCGCATTAACCATCCAACCCGTTTCTTTTTCGAGGTCACGCAATATAGCCTCGGCCTCAGACTTTAGATCACCTCCTTCGTTCAAAAACAAAGAGCGATACGCCCTACATATTTCCAACTTCTCTTGTGCAGATTGTTCGCGGTTCATTTTATTACATCCATATCCTGAACAAATGTAGCCTCATAAGGCACGCCATCTTTATCGCCACGAACTGAAATGAAATTGGGTCGTTCTTTCTCCAGATGGACGACAACAGAAACTGGATCAATGCCCTTTTCCGCACATTGTACGCGCAGATTTTCAAGGCTTTCGTGAAATTCGTTAAACCCGATCCATATTTCCATAACTACACACCCGCCGGACGTGGAGCGTTAGCAGATACTGCTTGCGCCTCGGCCAGTGTCTTGGCTGTTTGTGCTGCTATAGGTGCTGCCTCCAGAACATCTCCCATTTCTGCTTGTGTGCCCTTAGCTTGTGCCTCTTGCTCCAACT